AGAACATCATTAGAAGCTACGCCTCCCTGAGGAAGTTCGACGAGTTCCGTAATTCTTTGATCGGCCATCTCTCAAAAAGGCAGGGCTAAATACAGTCTAGTCTCTCTCGATAATAGCTATTATTGCCCTCTCGTCTTTGCTTTATTAATCAGTCACTTCCTTCAGCAGATAATCAAGACCCTGCTCAAGATAGATGGCATCGTTGTCTTCCTTCAGGATGTACTCTGGAGGAATGCCAACTCTGATCTTAAATTCGCCTGTCGTAACAAAATCAACTGAACATGCCACTAATGCGTCAGATGTAACAGTAACGCCTGCCCTGGTGACTACAGCTTCAATGTCGTAATAAACTTCCTCCCTGAAAGTTGGAGACTGCTCGACGGACGACAAGGAAAGCAAAGCTTTGAAGCTACTGCCAACGTCCAAGCGATTAATCACTTGCAGCAAGAACAAAGGCACATCTTGGTCTGCTACTGTCTCATAGCTAAACAGGCATTCAATGCTGCCATTGCCACTTAATAGACCAGCCGAATACTGCTGCTTGAACTTATCAGAGAGACTCGTCGTCTCCATGGCGGCCCTGTCAGTATTGATTTCAAATGACGTGACGGAGCCAAGCGTGTTATATCTGGTGTCCCTTACGCCCACTGTAATTTCAATGGGTTCTCCGTAAAAATTAGCCAAAGCATATTCATTAGCTCTTTCATTATTCACTGCATCGCCAAAGTCTTCAAACAGGCGAATGCCACCCACTCTGTTTACGTTTGCATAGGCTCTGATATTGTCCGCTGTAATATAGTCGCTTAGCCTAAATTCATCGTAACCTTCTGGAGGGAGATCATTGCTTGTGCTAATCTCATCGTCCAGCCATCCAGAAAGCGCAGCCGTACTTCCCGAGGACCAGACCACCTCGCTGTAACCGTCAACGTCCGGTCCTGGAATACTCCAAAACGTTGAAGGAATAAACAAAAGTCCTCTAGGATCTTCCGTCGAAATTTCCAGAAGATCACCAGTGATTAAATTATCATCGCTTCCTTCAAACGAAAAGCGATTTAAAGCAGTATTAATATCACTGGGTGAAATGGTCGTCGTAAAAGTATTCTCGCCCCCTCGCTGAAGCTTGATAGCGCCTGTATGGCCAACAAAAAACGTCATCTCGCTTCAGCGACTATTCTTCCATTGTACGAACAATGCAAATGGTAAATTAAGCTTATCGTCAAGTAATACCAGTGAGAACCACGGAATCCAAAGGACCATCAATCGTAAAGTTAAACGAAACAGTAGTTAGTTCATCAGTAGAAGAAGTGATGCTGGCACTATTGATATAGGCATCAGCATTGAACGTCTGACTTGTCCCCACTTCAAAAGTGAGATTTACGCGGTCGCTTTCAGTGACTGCACCGGTTTTCGTGATCCTCTCAAGAAGATTGGTCACATCAGTGGTGTCGCCGTTGTAATAGGACAATGTGGCGCTACCAGTGGCACTGAACAGGCCAGGGGTGAAAGTATTGGCCGTGTCTCCCAATGCTGTAGTGTCCAGCATGTTCACGGAGGTGTCAAGCGTCCAATTACGAACTTTCGACACTTCGCTGCCACCAAGACGCAGCTTGCCAGTGCGACCAGTATAGAAAGGCATTGTCTCAAAGCTTTTGTTTTAATCTTAGCACTTTTGAGAATGATTAATCAATACGATAAAGCGATGGGTCAAAACGTACAATTTTTGATTTTGTTTGACCGCCTTCTTCTTCGCATGGATGTTCAATAGCTCTCACAGTAATTTCGCCTTCTTCTTCCATTGTCACTTCCGTTACGCGGAAAACACGCTTTGTCGTCACTGCGTTGCCCAGGACAAACAGCCATCCTTCATAAGGAGCGAATGATGCTGATTGACTATCTGTCACTGACACTGAAAGCTTGGCAATTCCTTCGTTAGGACTGCCGCTATATAAAAGCGCCGTGTAAGAGCCATTAATTGGATCTTCAGCCAATGGAGTGTTCAGTCTGCCATCTGCCTCGACAATGCCGCTGCGAAAATCGTCCCACTGGTTCTGATCGGTTTGAACATAGATGTAGCTGCCAGGTTCAATGGGACTTTCAGTGGGAAATGTTTTAAATTCCACGGCCCGCCTTGAAAGCCTACGCTGCTGGCAAAGCAGCATTCCATAATGCAGCGCCTGCACTCTTCTTGTGACAAAATCCGATAAGTTAAACGTCTGACGAACGCTATTGCTTTCTGAGGCATCAGCCAGCATTATGGTCAAGCTTGTATTGCCTGGGAACACATTGTCATTTTCTGTGTTGCGATAGACAATGGTCGCAATCAAATCTTGCGTGTTGTCGCCATAGTCAAGAAACTCTTCTTTGTAGCTGTCCTCAAGAATGTTTCCTTGATTGAACAATGCAGAAATGGAAATATTTCTGGTGACATTACCAAAAGCGTCATAAGGCACGGCTGGAACCAGCGTTTCTTTCCCGCCAATTCGCGCAAACTCAAGAAGAGAAAATGGTGCAACAGTGCTCCAAAATTCTCGCCATGATTGTGGCTCAGCAATCACGCCGTCCATGTAGTAGCCATTGGTCCGGCAGAATTTCTGAGCCAGCCCAAGACGAACGGTGTCTATGCCGTTGACATTGGCATAGGCGCCAATGCCATTTTTCTCATCAAGAATGGTATCAAGAAAAATCTCAGGAGCATAGCTTGTAGATGAAACAAGACTAGACGAATAGCTTCCACCATCCGAAAGCTTCCGAACCTTTTTCCCTTTCGTCACCCATGCACTAAGAGAGCGCAAATCTTGCACGCCTTGCCCGCTATAAATATTTAGACCAAGCAAAACAAGATCTTGGTAAAGATTTGGCGAGAAGCTTTCAAGCTGCTGCTCAGTAACTGCTACTAATGAATTTTCAGGGCCACTGTCAAACGAGAAAGAAATTTGCGTGTCAGAACGCAGCGAGAAAAGCCCCCATTCATCAACAAATTTTGGTGTACGGTTTAGGCGAGGACGCAGGCGAATGGTTTGGCGAATTTTGCCACGGAAAATCAATTGATGTCCACCATCAAGAGTTACGCTATTTTGTTCATCATTCAATCCATAGCCAAATGTGCGGAGATAAAGCATATTAATTTGCTGCGCATCATTATGAGTGCGCAACTCTGCAGGAAGATCAACAATGGGCTCAAATTTAAACTGCCATTTTTCTTTCGATGCAGCAATGAAGCGAAGGTGGGTGTAGATGTCCACTTCCTTGCCATTACGAATAGCTAATACAAACTTTGCTCTTGTATATCGCGTGTCAGTTGGCTTTTTGTAGAGCATCCAAAACATGGACGTGCGATTGCGTACACCATTGTCACTGTCTTTGTGCCCCTGCATATCAGTTTCGGCATATACGCTTTGCCGCCCTTGAATGCGCTGGAAGATTTTGCTCTTAAAGCAAAAATTAATAATGTCACATTTAGTAGTAGCTTCGTAACTAATTTCATCAATCTTGGCAATACATTTAGTGTTGAAATAATCGTTCCAATTGTCTGTATTTTTTAATTCAATCTCGGTCTCACGTAATTCTCTAGTAGCTTCGTCGTATCGACGCTGCCAATCCTGCTGTGCAGCCGTCTCTGCAGGAATGTCTCTCTGATTGCGAATGAGTTCATCAATGGCGCGTCTAATTTGACGCCGCTCTCTGCGCATAGCACGCAGTTCTTCTCGCAAGTTTGTGTTGGGCGAATCATCAAACAGTCCTTCTTGAATTGCTCGTGGCATGAGCCTGCGAACAATGTCATTAATTTGCCTGCGGCTTTCTTTCTTTGCAGTTGTTTGGTCGCGAATAGCCTGCCTCTTATCGCCTCTTCTTTCTTTGAGGCGATTAATCCTCTCTCTCTGATCATCACCAAAAGGCCTTTCTGCTAGCAAATCTTGAATGGCAGAGTTAATATCCTCTAACTCTTCGCGTCGAGCGTCAATAATTCTATTGCGCTCTCTGATGTCGTCCTCTAAATTGTTAATTTGAACATTTGCTTCTTGAAAAGCCCCTGTTTCATCCAGGAGATCCCTGAAGTCCCTTGATGAAATGTCCCCCTTCCTAATAGCGGATGCCCTTAAGATATTTTCATCTAATTGCTCAAGCCTTGTAGCGTATTGATCAATCTGAGCGGCAGTGGCGCCGCTAATTTTCTCGCCAAAAGCTATACCTTTTTCTATGTTTAATTGCGCAATTAGGGCCTCCAATTGCCTCTTTCTTGCCCGCAGTTCTTCTCCATTTTCTTGGTAATTAAGCGTGCCATAGTCTTCTTCGCACAGCACACCGGGCTCAACACATCTAAAAGTAAACTGCCCCTCTACGTCGCTTCCGTTATTGATATTGCTAGAAATCATCTTTAGCTTGGCTGCGCCAAGCTTGTACAAGCTAGACGAATCAAAAACAGTAATGTATGAACTGCGTAAATCAACCGCAGCTCTTTCTACGTCTTCATTAACGCTCTTCCCGTCGTCTTCTCTAAAGATGATGGTCAATTGACTGTCCACTGGTAACGCAGGGCGCACTCCTACTGCAGGCCAAGTGTCAGGCCAATAGCTTCCTCTTCCGGTGAGATTAGTGCCAAGTTGGTCGCGCTCCTCTTTCCCATTGTCGTCTCGATCCTCCACTTGCACCCTGATCGGCACAACATCATACACTCCCAAGGAAGTGGCAGTGGTAGGAGAAAACGCTTGGCTAAAGCCCTCTGGCCTTTGCAGACCAGACGTATTGGCTTTATACACTGCATCAGTGGGAGTGATGCCTTCTCGTGATGGATCGTCTGCGTTTAGAGGCTCTGGATAACTATTGTGAATGAATGCAAGGCGTCCACCATCTGGCTGTGCATAAAGCCAGAAGCGCTGAGCAGGAATGTCCCTTAATGGCGTTTGACCAAAAGCTGTGCGACCGTACCCAAATTCTTCAATGGGACCAGCGCCTACCACTGCAAGCATTTGCATGAACTGGCGAGATCCAAGGCTATGCACTGCAGACCATACCAACGAAGTATTAACTCTTACGCCGCCAGCAGGATTTTCGGAATTGTTTGTATAGACAAGATTAACTGGGTCTCCGTAACGCGCCACTTCTTGAAAAGAATTGAAGCCATAGCGAGGCGCAAAGAAAAGATTTCGGGACTGGCGTCCCATTTTTTGCTGCGCGTCCGGCCTGGGAGCGAGAAGTGCTGCCGCTACTTGAGCGATTGTTCCAACAATAGAAAGCACCAGCGCAATGGTACTAACCGGTTCGTTTCTAATGTCGAGGATGGTACCCTGTTTGGGATCTCGATAATTTAATCGCGCCAAATAAAACTGCCAATATTCTTCCTCTGAAATTTGCAGAGCATCGATCAGGGCTTTTTCGTAAGGAAGAAGCTTGCGCATTGCTATCTCGGCCTGAACCAATATGCGTACGATAATACGCTTTCGTCGCATTCAATGCTAACGCTTCTTCCTTTGGGCGCTATGCAAAAAGCTCGCCCATCCACAACTGTAATTAACGCTGCTTTCTCAATGCACATCCCAACGTCACCATTTTGCAGTGAGTCAATGGGAAGACAATGCTCCTTGAGCCATCGAAGTAATAGTCGGGCTGAAAAACTATCTTCGTTGTATTTTTTATACGCCCACGCAAAAGCTGGAGCGTAATCCTTCAGTCCAAGCCTGCGCCTAATGGTGCAGCAAAGCTGAAAGCAATCAGACTTGCCATTGCCATCATCTGGACTTGCGCCCCATTCATATTGCAAGCCAATTAGATCGTTCATCGCAGGCTAATTTCTGCATTCAATGGCAAGAATCCAACGTTTTTGGACGAGAATGCTTGCCTTGGGAATGATGCACCAACGCTATCCATTGCGCTCCTGAAACGCAGTTCTACAGTGGTATCGTCAAATGAAGCGCCAACGCCCACATAAAACTCCTCGTATTCGGCAGTCTTGGTATA